GAAACTAAAAGAACTACGCAACTCCCGTGATCTTAAACAATCTGAACTCGCTGAAATGGTCGGGCTTTCTCGTCCTGCAATATCAAATATTGAGTCTGGAAAACGTTCCTTGACTCTTTCAACTTTGAAACGTTTTTGTGAGGTTTACGGTATTGATATATCTTACTTTGGCATTGATACGTCAAGCTACGATGAAGCGACAGACCTCACACTGCGCATCGAGTCTCTGTTTCATGATCTTCCTGAACCTGAGAAGGATGAACTGTATCTGAAGATAATGAAACTGTACCTTGACAGCAAGAATGTTTCTGATTGAAACCATCTGTCGAAAAAAAAGAGTTGTCTAACTCATACTCGATTTTGAGACTTTCCTGTTCAGCATACAAATTAAACAACAACGAATATATTTTTTCTGCGTCCATATTTTCACCGCCTCATCGGCTAGTATGGACTGCTTTTTTTATTTTCAATCAATCGGAGGTATTTTTTATGAGAAAAAAACTGCGAGTGGCAGGATATGCTCGTGTTTCCACTGACGAACAAAAAAAATATGGATATTCAATACAGGCACAAATTGACGAAATAACGCAATGGTGCAACGACAACGATCATGACTTACTACATATCTACATTGACGAAGGATTCTCAGCAAGCACCATGAAACGCCCACAACTGCAATCCATGCTGTCTAACTTGAAAAATCTTGATGCCATAGCTTTCACACGCCTTGACCGCCTGTCACGTAACGTCCTTGAAGCTAATAAAATGCTTGAACTCCTTCAACAAAACAATGTCGCCATGATTTCCATTTGTGAGGACGATATAAACACATCCACTGCGAACGGTCTGTTTATGTTCAACCTTAAAGTAAACCTTGCAGAACATGAATTAAAAAAAGGCTCTGAACGCATCAAAGCCGTATTTGAGTACAAAATTGCCCAAGGCCAACCTATCACTGGTAACGTTCCTTTTGGTTACAGGATTGCCACAGAAAACGGCAATAAACGCATTGCAATTGATGAATCCAAAGCGCCAATAGTTAAAGACATTTTCGAATCATTTCTCCTGCATCAATCAGTACATTATACAGTTGAATACGTCAACAAGAAATACGGACTGTCTAGACCTTACATGTCCTACATGCATATTTTAAAGAATGAATTTTATGCAGGATCATACCGTGGAAACTCCAATTATGCCGAGCCATACATCACGAAAGAAACATACAATGCCGTTCAGACCGCATTACAAGCCAATATACGCACAGGAATACAGCGCCATACATATTTATTCACTGGACTGTTAAGATGCCCAGAATGCCGTTCTAAACTGGTTGGAGTGAGCCATCCAAAAGGTGGCAAGCGATATTATTATTACCGTTGCAACAACGCCCACTCGGTGCATACCTGCACCCACAAAAAGCACTATGCAGAACTTGCAACAGAAAAATATCTGCTGTCTAATCTTGATGATCTTTTGAAAAACCATATAGCCACAATATCAAGCATCACATCTGAAACAAAAGACACAACCGAAAAGGAATTAAAAGAACTAAGAAAAGAACTTGACAACCTGAATTATATATTCATCAAAAAACGTATGCCTGTAAGCACTTATGAACGTCTATATGCAGAAACTGAAGACAAAATAAAAAGGCTTGAATCTTTCAAGCCTCAAAGCACTGACCATCTTAACCAGTTTTTAAACAGCGGTTGGCGCTCAATATATGATAATCTAACACGTGAGAACAAGCGTACACTGTGGCGAAATGTTCTTGATTCTGTCCACGTTTCTCCTGACGGAATAGAAGTTTTCTTCAAGTAAAAAGCAGACATTTCTGTCTGCCCTTTACTAGGAGAACATGTGTACCAATGTCAACGAAATTACATCTATAATATACACCAATCAATCACCGAATGCAACGGTGATTTTTTCTTTACTAACAGTATATGACCTGTAGGATATGACAAGTTAGTATAGAATTTTGCAAATAAAAAAACAGCCCGCCGAATACCTCCGACAGGCTGAGAAAGGAATGCAGTGAACATGAAACACTGCACTCATAGTATATCATGATTCTATTTAATATCCAACTACTCTGGTTATAAAAATCGCATTTTCTGCTGAATATGTTGAGCCGTTGCTTTTCAGAGTGATCTGGTAATTCTGGCTAAACGTGATCATTGACCCCGACACACTAACAAGAGCGAACTTTGCATAGTCATAGTCTGCAATATAATGTATCGTACCTAAATGCACAAGTTTTCCGTTTGGACTGAATACCTTCACACTGCCACAAGCATTATCACCTGATGATCTGTAAAAGATTTCAAGATATGTATAATTTTCTGCACTGTCTGATAATGTGACAGTTCCTGCTGTTCCACCCGCACTGTTGTAAAGCACCTGACCACTAATGCACACGCCATTGACTTCAAGGCTGTTATCGAACTTCGGAAAGCAATTCACACCAAAGCTGTATTTCTTGATGTCCGTGTACGTAATCGGGATTCCCTTTGGAAGAATCAGATTGTATGTTGTTTTTCCTATCAGGTCAGAAACCTCAACCTGAACGTTCCACTCATACTCGTTATCAGCCGTAAAATTCGTATCGGTGTTATCCTGAATTGTCGTGTAAGTACTGAATGTACTGTTTGCAACCTTCTTTGTGCGGTACTTAATCGTTATCTCATTTTTTTTACCGATTGAAGAATAATTCGCATTGACATTCAAGATGCTTTCTGAATAATAATTGCTTTTGCGGTTCAGCTTGATGATTGCACTTGGCAATGTCCAGTCATACACAAGCACCGTAATCTCTTTCTGCCCCGCATTTCCCCTTGAATCAACGATTTTAACGGCCACTTCAGTGTCGTGTGATACATTTACCACGCCAACATTGATTGTGCCTGTAGAGCCATTTAAACTGCCTGTATACGCATTTCCATTTACAACCGCAGTAATTGATTTTAATGTGGCACTGTTTAATGCCTGAGCATTGCTTACGCTAATTTTTAATGTCGAGTTATTCCTGATAATGTACTGATTGTTTTCTGTAATTGCAACCGTTTTAGAATTTGAATCCTCATATTCAACATTAAATGTAGGATTAGAATTTACAACGTGTGCAATAATGGTACAGCTTGATGTTCCTATAACTGCACTGCCACTATACGTTGTGACCTCAATTTCGCCTGTCATTTCATTACTGTTTGGCATTTGTGCATAAAGATTCGATGCAATCCTGTCTGTATCCAGTGAAATATTATCAGTAACACCTGTTCCGATTGTATAACTGTATGAACCCAACTTCAGCACTACTGTATGCGTAAATACTGATGATTTTCTGTTCATGTGTACCACAATAGTATCGCCAATATTAAAGTTTGGAGAATTGTTCGGCCATGTGTTTAAACTTGGCTTTGATGCTCTGCCAATGTCTGGAAGGCTCCAACTTCCAGAACCTTTACAGTTTACAGCCGTTGTATAAATTGCACATTCTGCATACGCTGAAAAACTCTTTGAACCGTTGGTATCATGACCGATTGCAAGCTCTCCAGATGCCACAACCGTTCCAGTGTATAACTTAATTCTTGTGTTTGACTGATAAACTGTAGTTCCATTTATAACACACTTGAAAGGACCTGCCATGTACCAATAGCCAGACTTGATTCCTGCACCTTTTAATGTCCATGAGATAACCGACTGATTGTTTACAGTACTCTGGCTTTTTAATGACCAGTCAAATTGTAAACATGCACCATCATACGCTGATGTCTTAAATGTTCCTGATGTAGCCATATTATACCCCTACTATACCGATACCATCATTTGTAACAGTATCGCCATCTTTTACTGTAATCGGAATAAACCTTGCCTTGTTGCACAATGTGATCTCTTCCTCGATAACTGATTTTTTTTGATGAAACTCGTCACCTGAAACCCAGAATGTTTTAGCCCCTGTGCGGTCATATCCCGCAAAGCCGACTGAATTATTGACCACCAGATATGAACCATCAAGCCCGTACATAATCAGACCGTTTTTGTCCAACTTTGCAATCAGATTGTTTGCTTCATCGTATACCTCAATCTGTCCGTTCTGGTTAAGGTTAGAACCAAGCTTTAATGTTCCACCTTTAATCATGTCAGCAACAAGATTAATCACATTTATATGTTGCATATTCAGCACATTGTCAATCGTCCATGCACTTTCAAAATCTCCATTGATTCCAGTGCTTGAAAATGCAATACCTCCACTGTTAATCATAATAACGTTGTGCGCTTCTTCCTTTGGCAATACATCGACAACAAGAATCTTGTCGCCTTCATACACAACATACGAATTGCCAAGCATTCCTAGAATTGTATCCTGCGCCTGCTGAATTGCATCTGAGAATATCACCTGTAAGTTCGCATTGTTTTTTTCCACGCTTTGCTGAATCGTTGAGCTAACTGTTCCCATAAGATCAGAAACTTTCTGCTGAAAATTCCCAAATTCAAGTTCCGTATACTTGCCTAGAATGCAATCATAGTCATACGAAATAACATGCGTTGTAATATCAACACCCATTGGTTCATCAATAACTTCGATTGTATCGCCTATATCAGTCAGCTTTTCAACGTTTGCTTTTAAGGTGTAATTCACTTTTGGAACGCAGTTTTCATCGACATATGCCTGTCCCTGCTTTCTCAAATCATCAACCAGTGCATTATTGTATGCAACCTCGTCAAGATTTCCATCTGCGTCTTTGTACAGGTCTTGGTCAATATTTTGGTTGAAAGACACAACTTTTGTAAATGGAATATCGTACTGCGTATTGCTGTAAAGATAGACTTCATCCAACATTAAGCCATCTTTCCCAACTGGCATGAGCTTTGTTACTACATCATCCCAGTTCGCTGTACATGTCATTTCCTTCAGATTCTTTTTGTAGCGTACCGTTACCCCGTTATCTCGTCCAATCGTGCTCATGATTCCGAATCTGTAATTGTCACGCATAAAGTGTCCACCCCAACGCTCCAGAACCGTGCTAAAAGCGTCATACAGCGATGTTCTAACACATCTATATGAATTCACCATGGCAATGTCAGATACCACCTGAAACGGGCTAGGATTGTCCGTAGCCCTATTCAGATGATCCATCGCATCATTGCAATTCTTGTCGACAACATAACTGTCTGCAATTACGTAGTTTTCTGCATCATATGAGATATGCGGTGCTTTGATTGTAATCTTGTGTTTTGTCTTTTCTGGATTCTTAATGCGAAATGCCTGTGCCCCCTGTGGCGTATCTGCAACGATGATTCTATTTGCTGTCAGAATGTCAACATATGATATGTCTGCCTCAATATTCAGATAGAATTTTCCGTTGTCTTCTTTATGCACTTTTGCCTTGAATGGTTGGATAACCGCATCACCATTAGACGTAAATATTTTATCGTTGCTAGAAAACAATCTAATCATCTTTATACCTCATTTCTTAGCATGTTATAGCCTTGTTTATGCCGTTCTCTTCCACATGTAAACTGCCAAATATGGAGGCATATTGTTATGTTTTTGTCCACCGCCTGCATCTCCAGTTGCGTTGCCATCTTCGTTTTTAGTTGCCCTTAAGTTAGGAACGATATTAGTAGGTTTCACCCCAATTATAGGCTGAGCCCCAAGATCGGTTTCTATGTTAACGGCGTTTTTGTTAATAACCAAAGTCCAGTCGTTTGTATCATGATGATGCTCAGGCATTTCGTCAATGTCTAATTTATGATAGTATTGACCCCCTGTTTCACCACTTGCAAAGTCTGGTTCTTCTGCCCCTAGTGATCCAAAACTTGCATTAGAGTTTGTGTCCGCAATTGTTCCTGCTCCAATGAGGAAACGTCCTTTCAGCCTTTCCCACGTACCGCCAAACAGTGTTGATGGTTCAGTATCATTTACGCTCATGTAAATAGAGCCAACCGGATAAACTGCATTGATTGTCTCTGTTTTGCTAGCTGTTATTTTAGCTTTTACCTTGCCCCAAAAGTAGGCAAGTCCTGTTTCGTCTAAAAATGCCATATTTTAACCCCCTTTATACGCATATTGCATCAATTTGTGCATCCTCGATTGCTAAATATGTTAGTTGAGTGAACTCAAACGTTGTTCCGTCTAGTGCCGTTGCCGTAAATGTCGCTCCTGATCTTGTAATGCTTTTTATTGCTTTTGACTGATCATAGTTTGCAACCTTGCCTAGACCTACTTGTGATTTTGTGACTCCATGTGGATTGCTTTTATTGCTTATATGGCTTCTGGCTGTGGAATCCTTCAGCATGTATGTTGCTCCACTAGGCACTTTTAAACTTGATATATCAGCCATTCAAGCAACCCCCCTTTATTTTGTTGTAATTGTTGCGCTTGTTCCTGTAAATGCTGGTGCGGATGCACTAGCAGACTTAATGCCTGTTGCAACCGTTACATTTGTCCCTTTTGTTGGCAAAGTTCCTGCTGAGAATCCAAGTGTTAGAGTCTCATTTGAAACAGATGCCGTGAAGCTTGGCAATGTACCTACATCAGTGATAGGCGTAACACTCGCTGTGTTTACAGAAACCGAAACAGTCGGTGCGGAAACTGAACCTGCAGGTGTATATGATGCACTTGCAGAATCCTTGAATGCCAGTCCCTTGAGATTGCCTGTACTACCAAATTCATGCCACTTTTTGTCTGATGTAGACCATACAAATTCAAGCTGTTCGTAAATTACAACGTCACCGTTTGATGGCGTATAATCTGCTTCATTGATTTTGATTGGTGATGTGCTAGAACCATTTTCAAGTTTCGTTGTTGTAACTCCTGCGTAATGCATAGCACCTGTTCCAGAGCCCTTGAGTATACTAATTTCATTTCTTGCTGTTGCATCTTTGATGTCGTAAGTGACTCCACTAGGTAATGTGATTTCTGAAATATCTGCCATTTTTATTTTCCTCCTATAATCAGATTTCCTTTATTAACAGTATACGTCGTACCGCTGTCCCATTTCAACCTGTCTGTACGTGATACGTGCATATCTGCATTTCTTGTATGTATGTTTATTTTGCTGTTCAAATTTTCAAATTCTTTTTTTGCTTCGCTTGCGCTCTCAATATCATAGTCTGCAAGCGTTTTGTTCCCTTTTACATCAACATTGTTGATTTTAGGAATATTTTCTAATTCGTTATAATCGTCTGTCCCATCTGTCCCAATAACTGAAACGCTATCCATTTTTACGGTTAAGTAATCATCATCAGCAAGCATGATAATTTTAAAATCATCCATGCTTTAAACTCCTTTTTCGGTATCACATGCGAACGTGACTTCTTCTGTGATAATCAGCTTGCCTACAAACGTCTGATGTATCTTGTCACCTTTGATAAGCTCAATGTCATAATAATAAGTTCCATACTCAATGTCGTCTGTATCTTCCGGCATAATTGAAAATGAATATACATTTCCGCTTTTAGTTATCGTTCCATCAGTCAGTTTTTTCTGGATGATAATTTTTCTCGCTGATGTATTTGCTTTCACCGTAAAAGTAATTTGAGTGAATTCTTTGCTTACCTCTGTATCGTTTGCATCACGAACGGTAAAATGAATATTTCTAATGTCCCCTCTAGGCATTTTAATATGTTCCATATTATCACCTACCCTTTCGTAATAGCATCAATGTCAGTGTTTAAAATAAGAGCAATATCAGCCCACTCACATGCATAATTAGTGTTGCTTTTCTTTTTCAAAAACTGTCCTGTTGAACCACCTGCGGGAATTCCTTCCCCTTTGTCACCCTTTTCGCCCTTTTCACCTTTAAGCATAAGTATTTTCACAAGCGGTTTTTTGAAAAAATCGTTCATATTAATCCACCCCTATCGTTACATCGTTATGAATTTTTAACGAGCCAATCAGTATCGAGAACACATCGCCATTGATGCCAATTTGCAAATCGTAATAATAATGCCCCGGCTCAACACTTGCCGTATCTTCAGGAGCCACACGCACCACATAGTACAGCTTTCCATCTTCCTGCTTTGCAAATGTGATGCCATGCTCTAGCGACTTTTTAAATATCGGCGCATCATCATCAAAGTTCTCTTTGCATGTGAAGTATGCACTGTCCAGTTTTTGCAAGGCTTCATCATACTCAACCTCGAAAGCAAATGCCAATGTGTCGCCTCTGATCATTTCAAGATTTGTCTTTTCCATCATATCCACCTCGACTGTTTTTCAAACGCAATATATGTCAATGCTCCATCCCATGACACGGAGTTAGTTCCCACGTTAAGAACGAACTTGTCATAATTTCCGACAACGTATCTGTTCATCAGTACATCATCATTGTACGCCTCAAGCCTTCCCGTGTCTATCGTGATGGAATTTGTCGCGCTCAAGTCAATACGGAACAACTGCACGCCATTCAACGACAGATTGATAATCCCTGTACCTTTGACATGAATAACTGGCTTTGATACATAATTGCCGTTATTTCTCACTGTGATAGCACTTGTCGGATTGCTGAACGCCTTCAGTTTCTCGATATTGCTGTATTTGAACGGCTGTACATGATACGTGATCTCAGCCGTTCTGAACCTCACAAGTCGTTCATAATCAATCGCATCCAAAATGTCGTATAAGTAGTATTTTTCTGGTTCGTTTGAAAATACTACCATTCCGCTTGAATTGAAAAACGTAATAATATCATCAATATCATAGTCGCCGAACAGACCGATTTTCATTTTTTTATCGTATGCTGAGTATCCAAGCCTTGTGATCACATCACCGTCACGCCCATCTATCTGCTCAATACTCGTTCGCATCAATGGTTTTGTGATCGGTGGCAATTCCTGTATCAGCAATCCTTTTAAATATCGGCTGTCAAGTCCATTTTGAATAACGTAATTTCTCATATTTTCACCTCCTTAATCATAGATCAGTTTTGTAACTGTTTTATCGACGAAGTGCCCCATTTCTTCATCGTCCATCTCGATTTTGACCTGTGATAGTGCATCCTTGAATGCCTCGACCATGTTGTTATAGTTTCCACCACTTGCAGAAACGCCACCGTTCACATTGAACGCGTCAGACATTCCACTCGCTAATGCTTCTGTCTGGCTGATAAGTTCTGGACTAGCTTTTCTTAAAGAATCACTCAATCCCTCGACCATGTCAGGCATCCACGTCTCGTATTCAGCCAATGGCCCTTCATCAGGTCTTGAGAAATGAAGAAATGACTTGATTTTATTTGCAACATCACTTACCGCACTTGTGACATGATGAATCGCATTTCTGATGCCGTTTGCGATACCCTTGACCATATCAACACCCCAGTTATACAACTGCCCCGGAAGACTTCTGATTTTCCCGACAATGTTATTTACAAGTCCAGATGCGGCATTTGCTCCTGCTTGTGCCAACTGTCTCGCAAAATTCCATGCGTTATTCAATGTACTCGACAGCCAATTCCATACAGCAGACGGAAGACCACGGACGAATGATACAACCCTGCCAACAAAGTTAGAACCTGCTTCAGAAGCCCTAGAAACCATGTTAGAAGCCCAATTCTGTACGTTGCCTATGACATTGCCAAGGAATGCGCCAATACGCCCAGGAAGAGCCTGAAACCACGATATTAGGTTATCTATGAATCCACCTACCGCTGTAATTGCATTTCCGACAGTGTCCTTGAATGCATTCCACACGCTTATGACAGCATTGCGGAATCCCTCGTTTGTATTCCATAATGTGACAATTGTTGCTATTAGTCCTGCAAGTAACGTTGCAACTAGCATAATCGGATTGGCGTTCATGACACCATTCAGCAATGCCTGTGCAACAGATGCACCTTCATTAGCCACCTGAAATGCTTTAACTGCTCCAACCACACCGTTAATCATGCTTGCAACGTTCCATACCATCATTGCCGTTCCGATTCCTGCAACGAGAGAAATTATCGTTGCACCATTGTCCATGATGAATCCGAATAAATCACCAACGCCAGAAATAAGATCATCAATGACAGAAACGACAGAATCAATATTCATATTGTCGATTGCATTTGTTATGTTTGGAATCCACTCGTCAGCGGCCTTTTGAAGAATCGGCTGTAATGCTTCACCGAGCTTTGAATTGATTGTATCGCTCAATGTCGAAAGTCTGCCATCCAAAGTCTGAGACTGTGCATCCATTGACTTAAAATATTTTCCGCCTTCAGATGTTGAACGCTTCATTGACTCTGTGATTTCATCAACTGACATTTTACCTTTTGATATTCTGTCATAAAGGCTTGACATGCTTTCTCCAGTATGTTCTGAGATTTCCTGTAATGGGTTGAATCCTGCATCAATCATCATGTTTATGTCTTCAAGCGATACTTTCTGCGCCGAACTCATTTTCCCATACGCTCTCGTAATGGAATTCAGCTTGTCTGCATTACCCTGAGAAATATCACCAAGCATCATCATACTGCCGACAGCATCATCAGCATTAAATCCAAAGTTCATCAGTAAAGATGTTGCATCTGCCAACTGTGGCATATCAAATGGAGTTTTTGCTCCAATATCAGCAAGTTTTTTGACTGTCTCGCTTGCCTTGTCTGCTGAACCTGTCATGACCGTAAATGATGTTGTGTAATACTCCATGGACTTCTGATAGTCAACCGAACCACCTACAAGTGACTTGAATCCATCAACAACCTTACTGATTGCCTGTGATGCAAGATTAGCTATCGTACCCTTTAATACTGTGAAACCATCATTAAGGTTTTTCGATGCACCATCAGCATCACCCATCTTTTTTGATAAATCATCAACCTGTTTTGCACTACCATCAGATTCTTTGCCGAGATTGTCAATCTCTTTTGTTGTCTTGATAACATCGGCTTTGGCATTGTTCATCTGCACTGCAAGTTGTGATAGTGATTTCTTGTTATTGTCCTGCGCTGTTGTACTTTCATCATACTGCTTTTGAAGATCATCAACTGCCTTTTTCTGTTCTTCGTATTCTTTTGTATTTTTACCAGACTGTGCTTCGATGCTTGCGAGCTTTCCCTTTGCATTTTCCAACTTTTCACCTAGTTGTGTATGTTCATCTGCTGACTGTTTAACAGCATTCTGATACTGCTTGTACTGGTCAGAAACTAACTTCAGCTTTGATTTCTGCTCTTCAAGTCGCTTGTTCAGCACGTCACTCTTAGCTGTCAATGCATCGGTGCTTGTGTCGTTCTTGTCATACGTACTCGTGACGATCTTCATTTCTGAGGATACTTCACGCAAGTTCTGTGTAATTTCTCTCAATGCACGCCTGTATTCACTCTCACCATGAAGTTTTATTGTTCCACCAAGTGCCATATGCACCCCCCCTTTCTAGAACCAGTCGTCCTCATGCTGTGATTTCTCGTATGCTTTTGCGTATGTTGTCCCTGTCTTTTCAAGCATCAACTCGAAATCAAAATCGTTTTTGTAATGCTTATAGAACAGATTGAAAGTTGTCAGTGTCAATCTGCCAACCTCATGGAATGTAAAACCGAGTTTGTTACGCCCGATAAAGTAGAACCATGTAAAATCTATTGGTTCTAGATCATCCACTTCATCGGGGATTATGCGTTTTTTTCAGCACTCTGTGTACTGTCAATGACAACGCCATTCATCAACTGTGCAGATGATTTCAAGCCAATTTCCGTGATCATTCTGCCGACCTGCTTGTTAGTAAGCATCTTTTCACTTGTGCCATTTTCCTCGTTGTCGATATCAATGCCCTCATTCAGCATTGCCGTGATTCCGAATATAACAGCCTTTGCGTTTGGCTCACCATTGTTTTTTGCACCATCTGTGAGTTTGCCCCAGTTTTTAAGTGTTCTGTACTTATCTTGAATAACTTCCATCACGTTAAGATTAAAAACGAGCTTGTATTCCTTGCCTTTGTATTCAAGTGTCTTTGAGACTTCCTTCATGTTTACCCTCCTAAAAAAATAAGACAGGGACTACCCCTGCCTTAAACTTTCTTTTTGGACTGGACTCTTTCCCATCAGTCCTTCAAGATATGTGACAGCTTCAGCCTTTTTATCAAACGTTTTAGATTTTGACCATGTGCCATCAGCCAATGTAGCCACCACTCCGTTAAGTTCAGTTGTGCTGAATGATACGCTTTCACCTTTTGTTGAATCATCCTGTGACGGTTCTGAGAATTTTACTTTGCACAGGAATTCTACCGTGTACTTGTAAGCTCCGTTCACCATCTTTGTAACGATTCTTCCGAAACCTACGTACGGCGCAACATCATTTGCATTTCTGATAAGTTCTGCACCGTCTTCTGAAACCGTATGTCCTAGAAGGTCTGCCATTGTCTGCACATCTTCATTGTCGATTCCTGCTGTAACAGAACCTTTCTGGAAAGATGTATCGCTCTCTGCTAATGCATCATCAGCATATAAAGATGCATCATTGTTAGAAATATCCACCTTACAGGAAATAGCCTTGGCTGGCTTTTTCGCACCATCGTATGTTGCTTTACCTTCTCCCGATTCCGTAAGTTTTGAATATCGGAAGTTATTTAACCCAATTTTAGCCATTATTCGCTCCTTTCGATTGAAAAACATAATGTCTTGTGGTAATACTTCGTATCGTCCTCATACATATCTTCGGATGATCTGTCAGGTTCCCACATAAACCCAACACTCGTAAGCAATCCCTTTAATGCCTTGATAATCGGCTTGTAATTGCCTTTTGAGTAAATATCAAAGTCATAATATTCAACGTAGTTCAGCAATTCATCATCACCATGCAACGTGCTATCCGCATCTGTTTCCATATAAGTGATGTATGTTTCCTCGTTGCCATTATATCGCAAAAACTTGACTGGAATTTTTTTTCCATTGACCGTGAAGTCGCTCAATGTTTTTTCAATGAGGTTATTCATCCAACAGACCCCCGCTCAGCTTCTTCTGCGCTTCTTCCATTGCTTTCATAATCTGTGACTTTTTGAAAGACTTTCGGAAAAAAGGATGCTTTGGATATTTTCTTTTGTCACTGCCATACTCGAACATGTTAGCAACAAGTGGTGCAGGAGTCTTCTTGCCTTCCTTGTTTTTGAAATATCCAGTGATCATGACTTTCGTGTTGATACCATCATCTGATGGAGTTCTGTATATCTTTGACAGTTTCACATGACTGCTGAATCCTGAACTTTTCAGCGCCTCTGGAAGATTAGCAATAACATTCTTGTAAACAACCTCTGCACCTGCTTGTGTCATGCCACCAAAGATGTGATCAAACTGCTTGTCAATGTAAGATATATCCTTCAATACACTGTCGTCAATATCAACAGCAATCTTTGCCATCAGTGTGTCACTTCCTTTGCCTGAATTTCTAATTCTACGCTGTTTTCATCAACGTTGTTGAGATATTCAATGGAATAAGTTTTTTCATGAAAATCAATCAGCATATCTCTTGTGATTTTTGTTTTCGGATAACGAATTGTGAAGTTGGTGTATGCTTTCTCAAAATCAGAATTGTTTGCAATCAGCGTAAATCCTTTTGTTGTTCTCACATATGCATATGGTGTAAGAATCACTTTTTTCTGTTCTGTCTGAAAGCCATCATCATCTGTCACAATTACAGTTTTGTAAATCGTGATTTTTTTTGAATACTTCCCTGCGTTTAACATAGAACCACCTCACAAAAGATTAACACTGTGCATTGCAAGAATGCTCTGCACCGTGTTATTCATGTCTTTACTGTCAACATACATTGTTCGGTTATCCCACATGTCCTGGCAAAGAATAAGCACCACAATCACAAATTCAGGATATTTGTCCAGATCATCAATCCCAGTATAGTTTTCGATGAAAGAAGTAGCGATGGAAATAAGCATGGTTAATGTATTTATATCACTGTCTGTTACTTCGTTCAATCTCAAATAATCTGCAACGCATTCTTCTGTAATATCACTGACTTTGCTTACTTCCATATCGCTTCACCCCCCCTTTTTATTTGCCTGCTCCCATCACAAGTTTTGCAAGCTTCTGAGTGTCTGCAACCTTTGCATCCCACTCAACGAAAGCTAGAATTCCAAGTAAATGTTCTTCTGCATATCTTTCTTGCAATACCTGCATGTTAGCATCTTCTGAAACCTTCACTGCAAGACCAGAGAAGTCACCGTAATAAATGGCTGTCTTCCCTGCAAGCATTTTGTCCATCGCATCAGAACAATAAACGTCCTTGCCGAGAAGTGTATATCCCCACTTTGCTGTAAAGTCACGGTTCAATAAATAATCGCCTTCATTATCTTTTAACTTTCTAATTGCATTTCTAGTTTCACGATTCATGATCCAAACGGAATTAGCCTGATAGTTGTCGATTACTTTGTCCTGCACATCCATAAGCTCGTCAGATGTAATCTTTGTGGCTGTGGCAGTTGTAACAGTCATATCTGATGTAATGCCCTTTAAACCCTCAACCTTTCCTACTGTGCCGAACAGAATTTCATGTTCGAAATATAATGCGATTGCCTGTGCCATTTTTGCTTCAACAAATCCCACAATATCGAAATTAGAATTGTTAATCAAGCTCTTTGAGATTTTTGCAAGGCAACGTGCAAGGAATCCACCAAGAGTAATCTGGCTGATAACAACCTTTCCAGATTCTGCTGTAGTTCCTTCATCTGCATACTGCATCACGATTGAACTGTTCTGTGCATCATACTTTGGTAATACTAGATTGCCAGTGATGTTATAGCGGTCTGCCATAGAAAATACAGGTGAGATTTCAATTACTTGAGAAATGATTTCATTCCAGACTGTTGTTGGAATAAGTGTCTTTGCATCAGCAGGCATTGTTGGTGTGTCGGTATTCACAATGCCACGAATTGCATTTTCAAATGCTTTGTGATCTTTTTCTGCATTTGTCATTTCAACAGGTGCGCTTGGCACCTTCTGCATACCAAGCCCAGCCATCTGGTCATACATAGCAACAGTCGCATCAATGTCCTTTACCTCTTTTTCAAGGTCTGCAAACTGCTTCTTTTCGTCTTCAGATGGTAATCTGTTTTCTGCCTTTGCAGTTGTTAGCAGTTTCTCCATCTGAGCGACTTTTGAATTTCGATTTTCAATGAGTTCTTTTACGTTCATTTCTTCACCCCTCCGTCATTTTTTTAATGAACTAATAATATTCTCGTATGCCGAATAATCAAGCACACGATCCTCGACAGGTTTTTTAACCTGTTTTGGTTTTCTTAATGCATCTGGAACATGCTTATAATTTCTAAACAAGTCCGTTGTACATGCCTGTACATCCTTCACACTGTCCAATGCGTTCACATTGAAATAATTTCCGATGTACATATCATCATCAGGATTGCCACAGAACCACGATTCGTTGTCAACTAGCTCTGCGATATTCTCTGCTGTGATCCCTTCTTTTGCCTTTGCTTCATACATTGGCAACATTGTTCCGCTTTCAATCAGATTCAATGTGTCAATGTCATGTTGTAGCTCATTAGCATTTCCATAACTATATGTCATTGGCTTGTGGATCATCAGCACAGAATTTTTGTAAATATTGATATCATCTGCAACCATGGCAAGATATGTTGCAGCACTTGCACACAATCCATCAATGTACGCATGAATTGTTGCTCCTGTGTTCTGTCTGAATCTCTTCAACATACTAACCATAGCTGAACTTGCAAACACTGAGCCACCGCCTGAGTTGATGTAGATATTAAAATCTGTCACACCGTTCAAGCTGTCAAGCTCTGCCTTGAATGTGTTTGTGTCAATTGCTGTTTCTGATTTCTCGCCAAACCAGTCAGGCACGTTTTCATCAACGATATCGCCATAAATATAAAAATCAGCGCTTGTTTTCGTCAGATTCTTCAGGTACTTGTATTTCATCATCTGCCCCCTTTTTAGTTTCTTCAACTTTCTCAGCTGTTTCTTCTTCTTCTTCATTTCCACCTGTCACCTGTCCAGTGTTTGGCGTGTAATATATTCCTGTGTTGGTGTCATACAATACTGCGCCAAGTCCAACATTGATCACGTCCATGCCCTCAATGTAATTGAGATTTTCCATTCGGCGCAACTCATTGATAGTCATAAGTCCTGTTTCTTTTGCAACCTTGTAAGCGTCGAATCTTTCCTTGATGCTTGCTTTCACAATTTCTTTCGTATCAAATTCAAAGAAGAAGTTTTTCTTTTCTTTTTCTAACAGCAGTGTGCTGTTTATAGCTGTCTCAAATGCTTTAATAATCGGATATATCGCTTCCTTGAATGTCAGGTTGAAGTCACTGTGAATATGGAATACTCCATTTATTTCATCCTGTAAAGTCTTCTTGCTCTCATTCAACTGCATTTCAACTGAACTATTTGACGACTCCTGAAACTTGATGCCGTTGTTTAGAACCATGACGCTTTCGGTATTGTTGGTATATAGCCGTTTCCACGCATTCTTCAGTTCTTCGAGTTCGGGCTGTCCAAGTTTGCGCTCTGCCTGTAGGAAACCTTTTTTGTTACCACCTGTCTTGACAAGTCCAAGCTGATAAACCAACGTGCTGTAGGCCGTTTCAAGTGCTTTTGAAATTTCTTCTGTCAATCCCTTTCCGCTTGCTCCATCTTTGGTGTTCCTCAACAACTTGACCATGTTCCATGGATATATTTTATCTGTACCAACATAGAACTGTACGAAACGGTTCATCGGGTCTGAATTTGACCACACGGTAACGTTCATATCTGGAATATATTTCAGCGCCGTTACGTTGTTCTGTCTGTCTCTTTGAATAAAACAATATCCACCCTTGCCAAGTAAATAATCCTCGACCATGGCTTTTTTTGTCTGGAACCCATCAAGCGTGTTTCCAGTATCGCCATTAAGCATTCGTACACGGCTGTCTCTCTGCACTTCTTCAACCTTGCCGTTCTTGTACTTGTACAGTTTAACAGGCATTGATGCAATCGAACCGCTGATAAAGTCAACGGCACCTGATACGGCAGGAAGTGTCAAAGCCTTATCCCTTGTGATGGTCTCATTATTGAGCAATGCCGACAACAGCACATCGTCAAGCTGAACACTTTGATCGTTAAGATTTATTTTGTTCTTGATTCTTTTCTTAAATAGTGCCACTCTCGTTACCGCCCCTCGTTAGTATTTTCTATTTGAAACATTTTTACACACACATATTAGCATAAATGCACGTTTATATCAATTAAATCATCTGGAATGTGAAGTCGCCTTCATTCAAGAAATAATCCTGTTCAAGAAGGTAAATCGCATTGATAAGTGATACCACCATATCAACTTTCCCATTGCTCTTTTTCTTGCTGACATACATATTTTTGTTGGTATCATAAGCACATTTAGCATTTTGAAAATTGATTTCAAGAAGCTTGTTTTCCGTGTATTTGAATTTCTGCGTAAGGATTGCTTCTTTCATTCTCTTTGTTGGTGAGTGCAAGACACTTGAATACTGCTTTATCTGAACCGTGTTATAGCCATCATTAGCCAATTTTTGCGCTGTGCTTAATGCATTCCACCTGTCATACCCAATCGCCTGAATTTGTACGTTATAACGGCTCTCAAGGCTCAATATGAACTGCTCAACAAACGCATAAGAAATAACTCTGTCACCACACGCAATCACCTTTCCACTCTTCAATAGTTCCTGATAGTTCACACGCTCTGATATGGTCTTTTCTGTGATTCTGTCTGATGGAATGAACGCAAAACTTTCTGCAAGAATGTTATCATCATCATCTACAGAAACCATGGCAACAGATGTATTATCGTTTGATTCTGAAAGGTCAACGCCTAAATATACAACCCTTCCGTTCCAATCAATATCTGCAACCTTGCACGCCTGAACATCTTTAACGTCAATAAACGTTTCTGTTCCCTGACCTTGATAAATAATGTTGCAGTGCTTTGTAACGAAATTCTCTCGCTCGTTCTCAATGGCAATGGCTCTTGCTCTTTTCTTTACAAGATCATTCCAAATTTCAGGGATTTCCAATGACGCAGGATTCGCCTGTTTCAAAACAAGATTGTCTGTTTCCCAGTCTGATGTTTTGTCTGGCTCATATAGAAGTGCAAAAATAGTATCGTCTTTCTCAATGCCATCAAGAACCTTCTTGGCATATGCAACCTCGTCCTCGAAAGGATTGTCGATTGTCGGATATTTTGTACTGATAACGAACCCTAGTTTGTTAACAACGTTAAGCTGTCCAGACCTCATGGCTTCGACAGGATAACCGTTCGGCAATGCTCCAACTTCATCTGCAATAAATGCGTTCGGCATACGTCCGTCCATACGGTTATTACTGTACGCTAACGGAATCAACGTGTTTTCATTCGGCTTGAACTTAATGTAGTCCCTTAACAGCTTGAAACGCTTCGTTCCTTTGTACTCATATATAAGCGGACTGCTTTTGATTGTATCTGAGATTGCTTCTTTTATTTCCCTAGACAATGCACCATCTGGCGCAACTGAAAAGAACTTTGAGAACCTTGGCTCTGTCAAAAACAGAATAATAAAGATTGTTCCGACTGTATATGTCTTGAAATTCTTTCTGCATATTTCCAGAAGCCCAGTCTCGTATCTGCGCTTTTTCGGCTTGTCACGATATACAGTGCATAGCATGGCTGTATATATCAACCACTGATACCCCGTGGCACACTTATACATAGACTGTCCTGCTTTCAATCCCTTCGGCATGATAAGCAGTTTCAGAATATTTTCAATCTGCTGAACCTTCTTTTCAGATACAAAGTACTTTGCGTTTTTTCCTTCTGCAATTCGCATCCAATCTCGCATCTGTTTTTTGACGTACTTAGGGCAAGTCTGTTTTCTATAATTTTCTTTGCAGTATATATATGCTTTACTATTTTTTATACTCAAACTTAAGCCCCCTCGTCTGTTTGTATTCTCCTTTTAATACTCTAGCTATATTTGCTCTGTCGCATCCTGTAGAACGTGATGCATCACGAATGCTATAAAATTCTTCACCTGTTGTTGTGCAGATTATAGGCATTCCTACTGCACTACGTTGTTCTATGCTCCAATGTTTTCCCTTCATTGGAGATGTCCTTCCTTTTAATTTTTCACTAATTGCTAGCTTTTCTTCTTCTGTGTGGTTTCTACGCTTTTTGTACTTTCTGCCTTTGTGTGCCTTGCTCATCTTTTGACGTGTTTCTTCTGACATTTCAGGCGTATTTCCACCTTTTTCTATGTTGTAACCATTACGCTGATTCGTGCTGTCATATTTGGCAATTAGTTCTATTTCTTTTGCTTCTGCTTCGCTTCTTGAAAGCCCTGTAAATAGGATTTCATGTTTAATGTTGTCCCATCCGTATTTTTTTATGGCATTATTAAAATGACTGCTTGTCTTATAGTTTTTTCCTTCTTGCCACCGTCTTTCAACACTTAGCTTTGTGATTCCTATATATACTTTTCCATTTGGTGATGTATGCTTATATACAGTATATGTACCCATCTTGCTACCTCTTTTCTACTGTATATTATACACCTTTTTGACGTATTTAGGAGTTGTTTTCTTCCTGATAGAGTTCTTGCAATATTCGTAAGCCTTACTGCTCGTCACTGCCATCATCGTCACCGCCATTAATGATCTTCATAAGCGGGTCTTCTTCTTTGGTTGTATCACCTACATTATAATTTTTTATTCCTTGGGCGCAATCGTCATTCAATTTATAGAATAAGAGAGAGTGT